GATACTGAATATGACGAAATAAACAAATTAAGTTGATATTTATTAGAAAAAACAAAAATGTTCGGAGAATTAAAATCAAAAATAGAAACACATTTAACTGAATCCTATAAAAAAGGTACTCTAAAGGATAACTTATTCGTATTTGAAGAGTTAGTTTTAAAAAACAAAAATATATCAAAAATATTTTTCTTGTACGACGAATTATCAAGTAATAAAGGTCTTCAGGAAAGTATTGCAAATGAATTCATAAATGAATCAATAACCGCATACGAAAACTTATTTAATAAAGTTTCTCCTTTCAGTGTGAAAGAACTTAAAATGTGGGTTGGTCATGTTCAGTGTGAAAATACATACAAAGAAATTGACAATCTATTCTCAACAAATGTTTTAACTTTAGAAAACAAAATTAAAAGTAAGAAAGTTATTTTAGAAAATTTAAAAACTAAAGAACAAGAAAAAAAAGAGATAATTAATGTACCTTTAAAATCTATGGTGAATGTTGCAAACAAAACTGTTGAGAAATACATTCAGTCACTTTCTGAATCTGAAAGAAAAGAATTAAAGAAATTGTTATCTACCCCAAAAGAAACTTTGATTGAAAACTATAATAAATTGAAGTCAGATGTTTTTGAAAAATTAAACTCGCAAAAAGATAGCTCAGACGAAGAAACGTCAAAGACTATAGATCAAGTTTTAAACAAATTGCAAAACGAATCGTTTAACGAATTGAATTACTATAAGTTAGGAAAACTAAACGAGGGACTTTAATTTTTGAATATAGGAAGCCTTAATGATTTGGGCTCTTTTCTTAACTGAAGGTTTTACAAACTCTTTTCTCTCAAACAAAGCTGAGTTTTGTTTGGTTCTAATAACTTTTCCTTTCAGGTCTTTTAGGGCCTTCTCAATGTTTCCTTTTTTTACTTCTACTAATAACATAAAATTTTTGGTTGTTGATATAAATATAAATATTTGTTAGATTTAATCAAAAATAAACATTCAGAGCATGAAAAAATTCTATGAAAAAAGGAAAAACCACAAAATTAAGTGGATATCGAACATTCAAAGCCCAGTATGGGACTATTGATTCTCAAAACTTAAAGTCAATTTACATCAACATCCAAACATGGGTAGAACCTAAAGAAGAAGTGGAAAATTGGAACAGAGTTGTTTTAAATATGACAAGATCAGTTAAACACTGTGTGTTAGAAAATATAAACAAAGATACATTTGACACAAAATTTATTGTAGATTTAGACCTCAGAACAAGCGGACTACAATTAAAAAAGAAATCCTTCATGAATTTAGAAATAAATTTATTTGTATTAGAACCAATGGATTTCAAATCACCAAAATTAAAAAAATCAGTTAAAAATTTAATCAAAGAAGTTTACAGTGATGCTTTTAGTAAAAACAGATACTTCAAATGTTTTCTTACAAAAAACGGAAATCAAAAACTTGTTAAGAAAGAAACTGAAACTGTTTAGTATTTATAAATAAAATATTAAATGAGCGATTTAAAAATATTAGGACCAAGAGATTCAGGAAAAGGGATTCTTGTTGAGTATGACGCAGGATATATAGACCCAAATGAAAGAAGAAACTTATCTATGATTAGAGAGAACAGAGATATGTTAGACCATTCAAAACCATTTGAGTTTTATGCGGTATTACAAAAATACAATACCCCAAATAGAAACGGGAGAGTTTACCCTGAAAAGATTCTCAAAAGAGAAGCTGACAATTATAAAAAGATGATTCAAAAAGGAACCGCTCTTTCTGAGTTAAATCACCCTGAATCATCTCTAATAGATTTAGATCGAGTATCCCACGCCATTACCGATATATGGTGGGAGGGTCCTGTGTTATTAGGTAAATTAAAATTACTTACAAGTCCTGGTTTTCACGAAAGAGGGATTGTATCAACAAAAGGGGATTTAGCAGCTAACTATCTTCGTCAAGGTGTAACATTAGGTATATCTTCTCGTGGTGTTGGGTCTCTTAAAAAAGTTGGTGAACAAAACGAAGTACAGGATGATTTTGAATTAATTTGTTTTGACTTAGTATCATCTCCATCCACGCCAGGAGCATATCTTTTCAGAGATAAAGACGAAAGAATGAATTACGAAGAGAATTTAGATGAGGAGAAAAAAATGCAAGCCGAAAGACATATTGGTGAAACAGGATCAAAATCACTTGACTTAATGAATAGATTGTCCGATTATTTGAATAAATAATTAATTATGGACGAAAAATATTTTGTAGCAAAAATCACCACTGATATGGTTGATGAGAACACAGGTAAGATTAAAAAGCTGAGAGAAGAAAAATTGGTTCGTGGGTACTCACCTACTGATGTTGAAGCTAAAGTTACCAAGGTTTACGAAAATTATTCTATGGATTGGAGAATCACCGCAATCGTCGAATCAAAAATTGATGAGGTTATAGAAGGTTAATAGTAACAAGAATTTAAAGGAATGGGAGTTGACAAAAATGTCTTCTCCCATTTTTTTTTGTCTGAAATACCCAAGAAATAAATTTTTTTTAAAATCTATGATATTTATTTGATAATAAATGAAAAATACAAATATGGCAAATAACCAAAATGTAGTAGAGGATGCTCTTTACCAAATTAGAAATTTGGAAGAGACCTTACAAGAAAATGCAAAAGGAATACTTCAATCGACGATGAGTGAAGAAATCAAACAATTAGTAAAAGAATCTCTTAAAGAATCAAAAAAAGATGAGGAGATTGATGAGCAAGATGAACCCGTAACAGGTGGAGAGGCTGAAATGGACACAGAAACTGAAATGGAAGATGAAGAAATGGACGATGATATGGAGGCTGATGCTGAAATGGAAATGGACACTGAAGATTCTGATATGGAAGGTGAAGACGAAATGGAAGATGTGGACATGGAAGGAGACGAAATGGAAGATGAAGAAACTATCGATATGACAGGAGCTTCTGACGCTGAAGTCTTAAGAGTTTTTAAAGCTATGGGTGATAATGATGGAATCGTTGTGAAAAAAGAAGGTGAGAATACAGTTCATCTTACAGACGGTGATAACGAATACATGATCCAATTGGGTGAATCTGAAGAAGATATGAATGAAACAATTTACGAAATAGAAATGGACGGATCCGACGACATGATGGAAATGGAAGATGACATGATGGAAATGGATGATGACATGATGGAATACGACATGATGGACTCTGACGAACTTGACGAATGGTCTTGGGGTGGTGCTGCAACAGGTGCTATCAAAGGCGGTTTAGGTCTTGAAGAAGAAGATGACATGATGGAAATGGATGATGACATGATGGAATACGACATGATGGAAATGGATGATGACATGATGGAAATGGAAGCTGAGTTTGACATGGAAGGTATCATGGAATCAATTAAAAAATCTGTTAAACCAAAAGGTGTTGGAATTGGAAAAGGTCCAAAATTTAGCTATGACAAAAAACCTAACATGGGCGGAGGGTTCAATGAAAAAAGAAAAGAAGCTTTTGGAAAAGGAACTAAGGCTATGGGTACAGGTAAAGCTAAATTTGAATATAAAGAAGAAAAAGAGTGGGGTGGTAACAAAGGTGACTACAAGAGAAGTAAAGGTCACAAAGTAGGTGATAAAGATGGTCACTATAAAGACTATGAAAAGAAAGAAACTAAAGAAGCTGTGAGAACTAATAGTTATCCTAGAGCTAACAAAGTTGGTAACAGAAAAGGTTCTGACCAAAATGTGAATAGAAAAGAAATTAGACAAAGACCTAACACAAGAGTTAATGAAGAAGTTCAATTATTGAAAAATAAAAATGATGAGTACAAAAAAGCACTTGACGTTTTTAGAACTAAATTGAATGAAGTTGCTGTGTTTAACTCTAATTTGGCATACGCTACTCGTTTGTTCACTGAACATTCAACTACTAAACAAGAAAAAGTTAACATCTTAAGAAGATTTGATAATGTTGAATCTTTGAAAGAATCAAAAAATCTGTACAGAGTTATTAAAAATGAGTTAAACTCAACTGGCTCTTCATCAGAACAAAAATTAACTGAGTCAATTGAAAGAACTGTAAATAGAACTGTTGAAACAGGATCGGCAGTGAATTTGATTGAATCAAAAACTTATGAAAATCCTCAATTCTTGAGAATGAAGGATTTAATGGGAAAAATAAAATAAACATAAACTAAAAATAAAAAACCTAAAAAAATGGGAGCATTATTAGAATCAGGTCTTGTAGGTAACATCGGGTTGAAACACCTTAAAGTTATCAAAGAAGACACAATTAACAAGTGGGACAAATTAGGCTTTTTGGATGGTCTAAAAGGTCACTTAAAAGAAAACGTTGCACAATTATACGAAAACCAAGCATCTTACTTGATCAACGAAGCAACTTCTGACGGCCAATCAAACGGAGCGTTCGAAACAGTTGTTTTCCCAATCGTAAGAAGAGTTTTCTCTAAATTGTTAGCTAACGACATCGTATCAGTACAAGCTATGAACTTACCTATTGGTAAATTGTTCTACTTTGTACCAAGAATCCAAGGATATGCAAACGCATCTTCTGAGTATGCTAACTTATATCCTAACTCGACACCTCAATCTAACAGTACTGCTGGTGGTGACCACTACGCGCCTATTGGATCTCCTGAAGCTGTTAACGCAGGATTAAACAATCCTAATCAAGGATACCCTGACAATGATTACTATTACAAGAAAGATCTTTATGATTTATTCTATGAAGGTAATGAAGCGTCTTTAGATCCTCCAGGATTATTTGACTACTCTAAAGGTAAATGGACTGCAGTTACTGCAACTACATCTGTTCAAGCTTGGGCTGGATCAGCATTGGTTGACGCTAACATTGGATCAGGACAAATTATACCAGCTGGAAACTATAGAAAAGTAATCGTTAAACTTTGTGGATTTGCAAGTGCAGGAGCAGGTAAATTAATTGGTCCTGACGGTAACGAAATGGATACAGAATCATTCCTTTCTGACCTTAGATTGTACGCAGCTAACGGGTTCTCTGCTAACACAAGTTCACCTTGTAGTGTGACAACAACTACTTACAACGGATCTACAGTATACGCACCTCTATTGTTTAGAGTTGTAACTCAAATCTATGGTAAAGGTATTGTTAAATACGGAACTAACGCAAACACACAATTCAGAAACGCAGGTGATAACAACACTGTAGATTACACACCTCCAACAGGTAACGGTGGTAACTATAATGACATTTGTGACGCTAACGGATGTATTTGGTTAGAAGTTGACCTTTCTTGTCCTGTATGTGCTGACTGTGACGCAACATCTTTAGATGGTTACACAGGTACTACAATCGCATCAGGTGGATCAGCTACTTCATTTACTGCATGGTATAGAAGATATGCTAACCTTGAGTTCGAAGATCAAATTGGTGAGGTTTCTTTTGACCTTGAGTCAGTAACTGTATCTGTTACAGAAAGAAAACTAAGAGCACAATGGTCTCC